TAGCGATTTTAGCAACCTTGTACATTTTTTCATTATAATTTACAAGGTCTCCATTTTGAAGTGAGTTTGCGTCTGCGGAAAGCAAATTAACAAACGGGATAGACTCATTAGGATCACGAGCTAAAAACTCTTCTTCTTCTGAATCATCCTTCTCCATCTCGTCTTCAATAGCTTCCTCGGCGTTAGCTTTGACTTCGCTCTCTTCTGTTACAGCTTTTTCTTCAGTAGCTTCAACAGTTTTTTCTTCTGTTTCTTCTACTTCAGTTTCAGCTACAACTTCTGTTGTTTCAGATTTTTCTTCTACTGAATGTCCACCTTCTACGATGGCTTCTTCAAGAGAAGTTTTTTCTGCAACAACTTCCTCAGATTTTGAGTTACTCATTGCTTCCTCCTCGGTTGGAGACATTGGACGTTCGTTAATAACCTCGCCCTCCTCCATGTTATGAACTGGAACACCTGACATGGTAATATCGTGTGTATGACCTTCGGCCTCCATCACAACTCCACCAACGATTTTATGAGCATGGTTTTTCATGTGCGATGCGTAGGTCGTAACACCATTACCCGTTTCGTCCATTTCGACGGTATGATAATGACCTTCGCTCATATCGGTGATTCCTGCTTTGATTTTACGCATCATTTTTACTTCTTCTTCAGAAGCTGTTTTTAAAGATTTTTTAAACTCGTTGTATTCATCTTCATTGTCAAAAGATTTACGAATCGAAAATAATGAATCTTGATTGCAAGGTACAGAGACAACTGAAATTTCTAACAGCTCAACATCTGTGATTAGCATAGAATCATCTTCACGATTGTATTTACCATCTTTTACTCTGAATCCAACGGAAAAGCTCTTAAGAGCTCCATCTTTAATGAGTGTTTGAACGCCGTGATTTTTTTCGGCAGCGTCACTCACAGTTCCTTCAACATAAATGCCTTTCTTATCAACCTTAACTTGATCAAATCGACCAATTGGACAATCATGCTTATGTTGGTATAACATTACTGGGTTACGAAGAAAGTTATTTACTCCTTTAGCCCAAGCTTCTGCTGTAACAACATCACCAGCACGGTCTTTTACGATTGTATTAGCATAGCCCGCAATTTTCAAACCACGAGCTTTTTTAGAAATGCCTTTAGTTTCGAAAGCACTGTTAAGATAAAATGTTTTATTCATTTGGTACTTCCTCATTAATAGATTCCTCAGACGAGGGTCTTCCACCTTGAGTAGCGTCAGTAGCGCTACCTGTGATGTTTTGTGGTACTCTTATGTTATCATTATTTTCAAGTTTTGGAAATCTTAATCCTTCACGAGCTTCATTTGGGGTGATAATTCCTGTATTAACGAGAGTAGAATAGTAGACTGCCTGTGTTCTATTATCTGGTTGTAGTGCAGGTACTGAAAGCTTGTCAGGACGAATTGTCACACCACCGTTAAAGAAGTGTTGAAATGCGGAACAAAATTGAGTTAACATAGGTAAAATTGTATGCTGATAATAAAGCTTTTGGTTAGCATCGATATTAGCATTATTTCCTGATTTTAAAAGCACATAAGGCACACCGAGAGCTTTTGACATATCTTGTTGAATTCGTTCAATTGAGTTTTCAAAGTCTAGTTGATCAAATGATTTAGTTGAAAATTCATCAATCTTTAATCCACCATCTAAAATAGCTGGATTACGTGCACCATCGAATAAAGTTGTATAGTTGGATCGCCAAGATTCTAAAAGTCGTTCTTTTACTCGTTTTGAAAGAATATTATCTGTAGTTAAGACAAAACCTGGAAGAGCGTTATTTTTAAAGAATTGACGTTGAAACTTAATCATATAGAAGTAGAGTTCCATTAAATTGAGAATTGATTTTAGTTTTGAGACACCACGAAAGATTGAGTTTTCATTTTCATTCATAACATGAATTATTTCGTGTGGTTCAAATTGAATCGCCTCTTGCTTACGAGTTTGTTTACCTCTTCCAAACCCATAGTAGTCACTTTGTTGTTGGTTTGACACAATGTAGTTATAGTGAGACACAAAAGTACGCTCATCAGGAACTACTTCAACGTCATTAGCAGGAAGAAGATATAAATCTGTTCCATCGTAATAGAAAAAAGCATTACCATCTAAATGAAAGTCTAAAAATGCACGTCTAAAGAATCTTGAACGGTCTTCAAAAGGATTTGGTTTAAGGTTTAATATCTTATTAACCTTTTTTGCTGCTCCTCCATCTACGATAAGAGGTATTTCATTCATTGCGTTAATATTCATCTCAACAGCACGATGAACAACTTCAATCTCGCGATAAGCTTGTTCAAAGTCTACAATAGTTTCGGGAAGTGCAAAAGGTTCTAAAGAAGATATAGATGGTTGTGCTGGATTAAGCTTTTCCGATGCCCACTCTCTCCATGTTTTTTTATCTTCATTTGCCATGTTTTTCTCTCTGAATTTCTAACCAATTTTTAATTTTTGGTGCTAAATGATTTGAATATCTTTGACCATAAATAGTATGTAACCTCACGTGGTGAGATTTACATAACGTGAACAGATTGTGATGGTCTAAACTATCCCTACAGTCTATAGCAAAATCTTCACGAAGGGAAGTAATTTTTTCAACAGTATCAATTTCAGTCACTTTATTTTCAGTACACCACTCATTAAACAGTTGACTAACGGAAAAAAGATGATGTAATTCAAGTTTTTCTTTTGAACCACAAATGTAACACTCATCGCGAAGTTTATAATCTTTTTTAATATAGTCTCTAATATATTTAATAGGAAATCTTTTTAATTCAGACATTGTTGAAGCACCTCCCAACGAAGTTTATAGTGATCAGGATCACGATTTAGTCCTACTTCCCCTTCGGGGAGATTTAACACTTTACCTACGATAGTGTCTAGGGTTTTAAGCTTATAATATTTTTTAATCAAATAACTAACTACTATATCATCTCCTCTTTTTAAATCTCTGTAAGTGAGTAATTTATCTTTTATTGCATCTAAAGCTTCTTGTTTCACCATCATCACAGAGCCAACTAAAAAGTCAACTCGTGAATTTTTACACCAGTGATCGCGAAGATCTTTATACTTTTCAGCTTTTTCTACCCCTGACTTTCCGTAAACGCCTACAAGCGGTTGATCTCTGTGAACAAGCTTTCTGATTAGTAGTGGAGACGGTAATAAGTCATCATCTAAAACTAGCTTATAACTTTCTGGATAGTTGTAACACTGTAACCATCTCTCGATACAGTATTTATTACTATCATTATTAATAACTTCTACGTTACGAGAACGATAATCAAAAATCTGGTGAGGATTATTATTTATAACAGTAATGGGAATAGAACGATGAAATGCGTCACAAATTGCTTTTACGTTTTCAGGTCTTTTATAGTTTAAAATAATAATTCTAAGCATAAATAGATATATTACTCATTTTCTGATGGGTATATATAGCATAACGTACAGCATCACAAGGGTGAGATGCCCAATCATGAACTGGTTTTGGTGTTTCTGTATTTGGGTTCCATTTGTAAGCACTCATAGCAGAAAAAGTGTGTCTAGCACCTTCAGTATCAAAGAAAAGTCGATTTTGTTCAATTAATACTTGTAAAGAATTAATACCATCATTTACAGATTTAATAGCGTTCTCACAATAGATATCATAGTCATAAGCAAAATCTGCTTTTACCTGTTGCGCTGCAGAATCAATATAAATAGTGTCAATATTCCACTCATTGATTTTCTCTAGTATTTCAGATGCAAGTTCCGAGGTTGTAGATTCTTTTGAGATAAACTCATCTATAATAAAATAACTATCACCATCAGTCCCGATTACAACAAAAACATTTTCATCTCGATAACCAACGTCTAACCCTCCGATTACTTCTGCAAAACGCTCTCCAACATAGTCACCTATATGTTTTTCTTCATCTAAATCAAGATAGATCTGTGATTCAGTAGTAGTCCACTCACACTCATACTCTTGAAGGTAGAGAGCTTTTGTAATAGAACGGCGAGCTTCTTCAACATCAGTTTCTGAAAGAAGAGGGTTAGCTCTCCAAGTATGAATTGAGGAAGACCAATCTGAATATTCTGGATCTTCTCCTCGTAAAAAATACTCATACAAATAGTTTCCTTTACCGCGTGGAGTTGAAATCCACAAACAACGAGAATCAGTAAAAGTAGAAAGTGCGGGACGTAAATCACGAGTGTAGTACTCGTCATTAGGTATAATAGCTGCTTCGTCTACGATTAAAAGGTTTGCTGCACGTCCAACGAGTGAATCACGATTATTAGCTGATAGAAGACGAAAAACTGAACCGTTAATGAGTTTTACCACTTTATCTTTTTGATTAAAGCGGTCAACCTCAATATCTAACTGTCTAATTAAATCTGTAACATAGTCCCAAATAATTGAAGAGAGAGAAAAGTTTGGAGCAACAACCATTACTTGTTGTCCTGGTTCTAACAACTTTGCAAACGCTAGAATAGCTGCTGCATATGACTTACCAGTACGACGAGCAGCAATATGGACTACAAAACGACTAGAATCAAGATTCTCTACCATTGCCCACTGAGACTCATTAAATTGAACTGGTTTTGGAAGACGATCTAGCAGACGTTGAATTTTAATACGAAAAAATTTATCTGACATTACCTAAAATATGGGATTATCATTGAGAGAAGGGAAATTAAAGCTGCTGTTACACCACCTATCCATAACAGCGTTTTGAGAGAAGTTTTACCTTGAGTTGCCATTTCACGAATTTCGTTTAGATTTGTTTCCATCTTGTCCATACGATTTTCAAAACGCTCAAACATTGTAACAATTGTGTTATAACGTTCTTCACAAACAGCTTCGTGAGCTGATATCAAAGACTTATTAGACTGTGAACGCTCATGCAGCCTATCAATATCAAGTTGTATTTTATCTAATTCACGTTCATTTTCTGACATTGTATCTCAAGTCTTAATAATATAGTTTACTACTTCTGACGGCAGAGTAGTTGCAACTGTAAAAGAATTTACACTTAGAGAAGGAACTGTAAGTGCAGGAATTGAAAGTGCTGGGATTGAAAGAGCAGGTACAGAGTGTGCATGACTTGAACCAGCTAAGGTTCCAACTCCATGTGTATGGTTATTGACAGTTAAAGATGGTATTGTAAGAGCTGGCACTGTAAGTGCTGGAATTGAGAGACCAGGCACAGTATGAGTATGGTTTGCTTGAGTAATTGAAGCAATCACTGATGTTGTAGAGGAGTCTTTTGCAGACGCAGCAACTGTTACATTAGTCGGAGTTAAATCACCTGCGCCATCAGCACCAGTAGTACCACCTCCAGTAGTTCCAGTTCCAGTGTTGCCTGTTCCCGTATTAGCAGCTACAGTAGTTGAGGTAGCATTAGCTGTAGATCCTGTAATAGTAACTCCTGAACCTCCACTGTTACCTGTGCCTGTATTACCTGTTCCAGTATTACCAGTACCTGTATTAGAAGCTGCAGTGGTTACACCTGTTTTAGAAGCTGAAGTGAGCACTGAAGAAGCTCCAGCGGATCCAGTTGTGACACCTAGAGTTGCGTTATTAGATCCTTTACCTAATGGAACCTTATCTCTTAAGTCAGGAACGTTAAAGGTAGTTGAACCATCACCAGTACCAAAAGCAGTGCCTACGGCAGCAAACAATCGAGCATAGGTTGTACGAGATACTGCAGAAGCA